AAGGTGTATTATCATCGTTAGAAAATAAGAGTGAAATAATTAGCAAACTAATAAAGGCATTGGAATTGCAAAAGGATACCATGGTGCTGATGGATAAGCGTTTGAAGCAACATGACGCTGCTATTTTAAGCAATGCATTCACGTTGTCAACCATAACCAAGTCGAATAATTAGGAGGAGAATAATGGATACAGAAACAGGAAAGATTCATATGGATTTAGACGCTGATGATTTAAGGAGAATGCGTGATCAAGTGGCACCAGTATCAATAGGGGATATGACAGAAAAGCAGAAGGAAGAGAAGCAGGTAAGCCGGTATGATACAACGTCTAAATTGGGAAAGCTTTTTACAGAATGCCGGAGAATAGGTTGGTCAGGGTTATCAAATAATCAGAGAAGGAATCTGAAGCAGAAGCTGGGGTTGAAATAATGAGAGATAAAGAAAATATGCGGAAAAGATTGAACAAGGTGATACGGAAGATAAGAAAGGTGTACAAGTGTAGTTATAGGGAAGCAATAAAGATATATTTGGAGGGGCCAAATAATGAAGAGTCAGCCAGAGGATTGAAATGAGGAAAAACAAGAAAAGGAAAAATGATTTTATAGTGAAGAGAAGTTTCATTGAAGCACTTGATTCGCTGTGTGATTTGTACGGTATGATATTACAAGTAAAACCAAACAGAACTATTTATATAGAGCCCATCAAAGTAAAGAAATTAACAGGAAAATCTACCAAATAATAAGTATTTTTTCCCCTATTACTAAAAATAATAACTAGTAGTATACTTATCTTATGGGCAGACCGAAAGTATATAAAGCAGAATTACATCCAATTATGGCTAAGTCGTTGTATAGTATAGGTTTAACTGATGCTGAGGTGGCTGTGGAGTTTGGGGTTGCTGTATCTACTGTTTTAAAATGGGCGAATGTTTACCCTGAATTCAAGCGTGTGCGAAAAATCAGTAGGGCACTCCCGGATGCACGGGTGGTTCAGACATTGTTCAAGAAAGCTGTGGGATATGAGTATGCTGAGACCACATTAGAGCCAGAACACGTGCCTTTGGCTATTGATTCCAAAACCGGTAAGATTGTTAGACCGAAGGGAAAGCCGAAGAATGCCAGAATGGTGGTCACAAAGATTGTAAAGAAGCAACTGCCACCGGATACAATAGCGATGATATTCTGGATGAAAAATAGAATGCCAGAATATTGGAAAGATCGGCACCACTTGGAATCGGATGGTAAGGCCATTGCTACATTAGTTGTGCCCACTGATGATCAGATTAGAATGATGATAATAGAAGCACAAAGTTCAGGGGGGAATGGCAAGGATGGGAGCAATGGTAGTCATATTATTAAAGATGCTACTGGTACTGGCTAATATGACCGTACCAATAACCACACCTGCAATAAAGCCTGTATTAAATACACCACTTGAGTACAAAGTCGATCTTGCCTATATTTTAAGACATAAAGTTAACCAACCCTTTCTTCCTCTTTTTGTAGATAAGAATAGATACAATGTAATAAAGGGCGGAGCTTCCTCAGGCAAATCATATAGTGAGGCTGAGAAGGTTATATACAAGATGCTCACAGAGCCGGGGCATAAGTATTTGGTAGTAAGGAAGGTGGCCAAGACCATTCGACATTCTGTGTTTGCTTTATTAAAGGATATAATCAGCGATTGGGGCGTCAGCAGCTTATTCCGTTGGAATGAGGGTGAGCTGTATATGAAAAGCATGGTCTCATATAGGCAGAAGGGAGTGAGCATAAACAATGAGATCATATTTGCCGGCCTGGATGATGTAGAAAAGCTTAAATCAATACATGGAATAACAGACATATGGATTGAAGAGGCTTCAGAGATATCTGAGAAGGATTTTAACCAGTTAGACTTGAGAATTAGGGGCACTTCCTTAAATAAGAAACAGATTGCCATGACCTTCAATCCTATCAGTGCTCTACACTGGATAAAGAGGAGGTTTTTTGATGTTCCTCAGAAGAATACAACAATACACCATAGTACATATAAAGACAATCCATTCCTGGATGACGATACAATTGAGCAACTGAAGAGTATCACTGACCCATACTTCAAAGCTGTATATGTTCATGGGGATTGGGGCGTATTTGGCAATGTTGTATTTACCAATTATGTAGCAGAGGATTTTGAATGGAATGAGGACACCTTGGAAAATGTAAGCAATGGAATGGACTTTGGATATGCCCACGCTTCTTCCATTATCCGGTTAGGCTTTCACGAAGGGGAGCTATATATATTTGATGAGTTGTATGGAAAGGGCTGGACAAATCCAGACTTCATAAGCCAGGCAGAAGAGTACTTTGGCCCAGAGGCTCATGATTGGTTTGTGGCTGCTGACTCGGCGGAGCCAGACAGGATAGTTGAATTCCAAAGGGCTGGCTGGGTACGGTTAAGAGAAGCTAAGAAGGGGCCGGGCAGTGTGCGTTTTGGTATAGACTTTCTCTGTGCCTACCAGATACATGTACATGCTACCAAGTGCCCAAATATGTTAAAGGAATTACAGAGCTTCAAACGCAGAGAAGACAAGGATGGTAATGTTATGGATGCTTTTGTGGAAATAAATGATGACTGTATAGCTGCTGCCCGGTATGCTTCAGAAGATTTATGGGAAGGATATCGGGGGAATGTACCAGAATATGGGTTGAGTGATTTAGGGCTATAGGAGGGGATATGAAATATCAATTGTTCTGGCAGAGTAAAAAGGATGCGTCAGAGGTTGTATTTAAGGAAGAGTTTGAAGCAGAGACAACAGGGCAATACCGGGTAGCATTGGAAGAGGCTATGTATAGAAACCACCCACCGGAAGGGCATGCCTTTATAGTGTGTAAAGAAGGGGTTGATGAAGAACATATGTTAAAACCGACAAAGGTGCGGTGGTTGGATGAAGCTTCAGAGGTTACAGAAGAAGCTTATAACAAATTAGGAGAGCAAAAGGAGGAGGAAGAATAATGGAATTGATGAAGACAGATAAAACAACCCTGTCAGAAGAGGACATACTCAAGTACATTGCAGACTATGAGCTGGAGCAAGTGCCGGAGTTGTTTAAATTGTGGGAGTATTACCGGGGGAAAAATACAACCATATTGGAGCGCAAAGCACCAGATCAGAATACCCCAGATAATAAGGTGCCCATACCATATGGGCGGAAGATTGTTACCACATTTACTGGCTATGCTTATCGGCCAAGATACATTACATACAAGCCGGTAGAATCAGAAGAGGATGTTGAGAAAAGACGGATTGAGAAGGAAGAGGCCAAGATTGTAGAGAAGGAAGCGGCATACAAAAGGTTGCCAGGAGAGCCACTGCCATTACCAGAGGTTAAAGAAAAAGCACCTAAGACAGCAGAAGATATATTTGCTTCTGAGCTTCAGGATATATTTGATCATAATAATGAGCATATTAAAACATCCAGGGCAGGAAGGAACACAGGAATATTTGGTTTGTCATATGAAATATTGTACATAAAGGGTGTTTTGAATAAGGGAGAAGATAAGGCCAAGCTGCCTGTGAAGGCTGAGGTGCGTTTTTTCTCTGTTGATCCTAGGGAAATGATACTGCTGTATAATTATGATTCAGAGCCAGAGAAAGTGGCAGCAATTCGATACTACAAAATAGACAATGATTATTACAAGGTGGAAGTATTTTACCTGGATAAAATATTGCAGTATGACCGGAAGAGAGAAAAAGATGGGTTGGGGGGTTCCAAATGGAAGCTGACGCTGAAGGGTCAATATACAAACTTCTTTGGTGAGATACCGGTAGTGGCTTATTACTTTGGGGATGAGATGAATGGCGTTATTGACCCTGTGGTACCGATGATCGATGCGTATGATGTATTGGTGTCTGATAGCCTTAATGAGTTTGACCGGTTTGCCTATGCTTATCTAATTATGAAGCGGTTTGGTTTGACTGACCCCACAAAGAAGAAGGAGCCAGGAGTGGTGGCCCAGATTCTGAGAGATTTGAAAAAGCGGAGAGTGTTTGAGAATCTACCGAAGGATGCTGAGATTGAGTTTTTGACTAAAGACATACCTGATGAATTCATAACATTTATGACGGGTTTACTCAAAGAAGAGATACATGTACAAAGCCACGTGCCTGACTTTACTTCAGAAAAGTTTGCATCAGGGGTATCTGGAATAGCAGTTCAACGGCTATTGTTTGATTTTGAGAATGTGGTTAGTTCTACTGAGGCTGATTTTGATGTGGGCTTGATGGAGCGTATACGGCTGATAACAATAATTATGGAGAAGAGCAGGGCAGGAGGGGGTTCACCAGATATGATCAATATAAGCCATAAGCGGAATATACCGTTGAACCTGTCGGATTTTGCTAAGACCTCCAAGACCATGAAAGAGGCCGGGTTCAGTTCTTGGCTGTGTGCAGATATAATGCCGGATGATGTTGTGCCTAATGTTGAGGAAGAGTTAGAACGGCAGAAAGAGGAAAGGGAAGAAATGATGCCTGACATAGATCAGTTTAATGAAGAAGATGAAGATGAAGATGAAGAAGAAGATGACAATTTAGAGGGGGAAGAATAATGCCAAATGGAGATGGGACAGGGCCAAATGGAGCGGGGCCAAGAACAGGAAGAGGAAAAGGAACATGTAAGCCGGCGCCAAAGCCAGTACCAAAGCCAAAGCCGAAGAAGGTATAACAATGGCAGCTAAAAAGAAGCCAAAAAAGAAGCGTGACTATAAGAAGGAATACCGGGATTTTCGTGGCAAGCCCAAACAGATAAAGAATAGGGATGCCCGCAATAAGGCCAGAAGTGAAGCAGCTAAAAAGGGGCAGGTCAAGAAGGGAGATGGCAAAGAGGTAGATCACAAGAAGCCATTGAGCAAGGGCGGTAGCAATACCTCAAAGAATACCAGGGTGGTCAGCAGAAAAACAAACAGGAAGAAGGGGGCAAAGTAAATGTTTAATTTGGTTTTGTCAAATAAAGAAGATGATGAATTGTTGGTGAGTATAGAGGATAATGATATCATAGCTAAAGATGATGTGAAAGTGTTACGGAATGATCATGGCTGCATCCATCTGGAATATGATAATATCCGGTTAATTATTAGAACAAAGGAAGAGTAAAATGCCACGTACATTAACAGCATTGGAAGATCAAGCGTATAAAGTACTCATAGCAAAAGAGGCTCAATATGCCAGGGCGGTTCAGCAATCCCTAGTAGATGCTCTTGATACGATGCGGGGCCAAATGGCTGCGATATACGATAAATATGCTGTTAATGGAAAATTATCGCTGGCAGATATGACACGGTATAATCGATATGTGACCATGGAAAAGCAGATGCTGGATACATTGAACCCGGCGTTGCTGAATAATAAGAGAGTACTAAATAGGGTGCCTCCAGGTATGTACAATGCTTCCTTCTTCCATGAAGCTTGGGCAATTGATCAAGCCAATAATGTGCGGCTGGCCTGGGGCATAGTTAACCCAGCAACAGTGATGGAGAATCTTGCTAACAATATGGACAAGATTGCCATTGCCCGGTATGCCCCCAACGCCAGGGCCAATGTGAGAATAGCATTGAATAACGGGTTGCCATTAGGGAAAAGTTATGCCACCATGGCCCGTGACCTTAAGCAAGCCCTAGAGACCACAAATTACAACGCTTTGCGTATAATACGTACCGAAGGACAGACAGCCATAAATGCGGGCCAGGCTGATGCTTATTTGAAAGCCCAGCAGCAAGGAGTGGAAGGTGACACCATTTGGGATTCGACCCTGGATGGTAGAACAAGACCGACACACGCTGATATGGATGGTAAGAAAAAACAGCCTGATGGAATGTATGACGGGCCGGGAGGAGAAAGGACACCATATCCAGCATGGTCAGGATTATCAGCAGCAGAGAGAATACATTGCCGGTGCCGGGAAAGGTTCCAGGTGGAGGGTTATTCACCCCAGTTACGCAGGAGCCGAGAGCAGGGAGTGATACCATATCAGACATATGATAAATGGAAAGCTAACCAGGGGCCAAAGTTTTCTAATGTAAAGAAGATAAAATCATCAGCAGAATTGATGGTCGAGTTTGGTGGCTCATTAACCAGGCTGTCTAATTTAGGCGGTTCTACCGGGGCGTGGATGGCGGAAGGGGTTGACGGAAAGAAATGGGCAGTCAAGCAGTATCTAAATGCTTCCAACCCAGCTGATAGTATAGCTAATGAATATATTGCTTCTCAGATATATCGACAATTAGGGATTGATGTCCCTTTCTCCCGAATAGCTACAATTAACGGACAACCGGCGTTTGTGACTGAAATGATCACTGGTGGAAAAGAATTGGGTACATTTGAGGCCAAGGCATATTTACAGAAGAAGGTCAGGAAGGGCTTTGTGGCTGATTCATTTTTAGCTAATTGGGATGCTGTAGGAATGTCGGCAGATAATATGTTGGTAACTGGAATTGGTAGCAACGCTCATATCCACAGGATAGATTTGGGCGGTTCATTATTATTCCGTGCTCAGGGAACAGCGAAAGGGAGTGCGTTTGGCAGAACAGTAAGTGAGCTGGAAACATTATTGAGTAAGAATCCGATGGGCAGTAAATGGTATGGAACGGTTGCCCCAAAAGATATTGTTGATCAAATAAATGTTTTACAAAAGAATATTGATTTATTACAGATTAAGGTGCTTATAGATTCAACATCATTGGATGAGGCTTTAAAGAAAGAGTTATTTGATACCATTGTCCAACGGGCACAATATCTTGAGGAAGTACGGCTGAAGCTGATAGCTGGGATTAAGGCAGACCAGAAAACAGCCAGGGCTTTAAAGAAAGCACGGAAGGCAAGTGGATCAACCGGGGATTTTTATCCACCCGCACCAGGCATAGATATTCTTACAGATATCAATGGTACCACGCCCAGAAAAATACATACCCCTGAAATAGATAAAGCGTTGGCTAAAATGACCAGCGATGAGCGTGAAGCGATAAGACTGTTTACTGGTAGTTTGAGTAGTGAATTAAATACAGCTATAAGAACAGGGAAGGGCTCACCGCAAATATTAAAACAAGCAAAGGATTTACAGAGTGCTATTAGGAAGCTGCCCAGAACAGATGCCAATATATATAGGAAAATAGGGGGAACACATATTGATGATGCTGATTGGCAGAATTGGATATCTGGTAAATGGGACACTATGGAATGGGACTCATTTTCATCTACAGCTTATGGCTCAGATGTTTGGCAAGGGCAGTATCATATTATTGTAGTAAATAATAATGGCAAGAATATAGATGGTGGACTGATTGCTGGTAAATCTTCCAACCCTGGAGAGAAGGAATACCTTGTAAATAATGGTGCAAAGTTTAGAGTGTTAGGATGGGCAGAGGAGGCTGGCGGTGGTAATAGAAGGACACTGCTTGTGGAGCCGAGAGACCCAACTCTGACTCTTGGGCACCAAATAACCCCACAGGAATATTCATATCAAGATCTGCTGGCTATATTTGAAGGTACTAAGAAGATACCAGGGGTGACTGTAAGGCCAACCGGAGCTGGTTTTCTACCAACGACATCAGCAAAAGTATCAACAGGTGAAATGATAGTTGACGATATTATTTCAAATGCTGCATCTAGTAAAATTATTACTAAATATCATTTAGGTAGTGCTCAAGCAAATAAATTATCAGATGGGACATGGAAGTTATATGGCCCAGAAGGTTGGGTTGCTGATTTTGATGATGTTATAGCTTTAAAACATGCTATGGTAGATGTAGCAAATAATCCTATTAAGAAATCAGCAGCAGTATCAGTAGAATCAAAGATGACTATGTATGGGAAAGAGTTTACACAAACAATTGATCCAGACGGATATGTAACAACATATGAGTTAGGCGATTGGAAAGCGGTAGTCACAAAGGATTCCAGCGGTGATGATGTGTTTAATATATTTAATCCGGATGGTTTAAAAGTGGATGAGTTTTATTCAGCCACCTTTGCGTTACAAAATTTAATTGCCCATGCAACATGATATAATGTGTTATAAAAGGTTATAATATATACAGAGGGAGTAAAGAAATGAGTAAAAGCAAAAATGGAGTACGTATATTCACAGAAAGAGAGGGCTATTCAGAACGGCCAAACAGCCCACCATGTCGTATTTGTGAGCATTTTATTGGAGAGGGTTCTGGTGTTGATGATTTTGATGAGGGTATTATAACCGGTTCTTCATGTAAGGCTTTCCCTGATGGAATACCCAGACTGATATTTATTGGGCATTGGCCTCATAATATTCTTCCATGGACAAAGAAGAAAGGAGAATTGTTGTTTGAGACTGATAGGACAATAACGCTGGATGGGATAAAGTACAAGTTAGAGTGGAAAGGTGAGTTGGGAGAGGTAGTAAAATAATGTGGTTATTTACAAAGGATTATTTCTGTTCCGTTGTTGAGCATATTGATAACAGTGAACATGTATTGGTACGGTTTAGGAGTCGAGTTCACGCAGAGGCTTTCTGTACAAAATATAAGGTCAAGCTTTCTCATATAGCTGAAAATAAGGGTACAGATTATCAGTTCAGATTAAGGCTATTGAAGACTGATTTTGCTGGAGTGGCATTACAGGAAGCGCGCAACATTGACTACCCCAATTTTAAGAATGTGGTAATGGGGAAAAGGGTTAGTGAAGACAAGTACAATAATAATGAGATTGATGCTTTAATGGATGTGTGGGCAGCAATGAGAAGATATCAGGATAGAGAAGCCATCCCACAGGCTTATGCTGATGACTTAGCGGAGTATAGGAGAGCTTATTCAAATGAAAAAGGGTAATGTGTTTTTGATAGTGTTTATTTTTATTGCCGGATTGCTGTATGGGGGGTTTGAGAATACCGAATGGGGTATGTCTCTGGAGCAGGTTGAAAACAGCTTGGATTTAAAGTTCACATATAGTAGTAAATATAGGGATACAGAACAATATGTGTGTGATAGCAAATACACATTTATGGAAATTGAAGGTAAATTGAAGGCTATATTTGATGCTAATGGGGGGTTAGTACAGGTTTATCTGTACATAGAAGATTGGCCCCACGCTTATGTAGTAGGAACATTGTATAGAGAGTACGGGGAGCCTATTATTGGGTTTGGTGGATATCTTATGGGGTGGATTGTTGATGAATCCTTTACTGTAACAGTATATGAGTTTACTTCCCCTCCTGGAGTTAGCATCACATGGGACAAGCCGATTATTCTTCATGGCCGGGAGTGCTTACCATGGAAACAATAGACGATAAAATTAAAGAGATACAGGCACAGGGAATGGTAGTGAATTTGTTAGAAGATAAATTAGAACAAAAGAGAAGTCATCAACGGCAGATCGCAGATGAAGAAACATTTATTTTCAATGAATTATCCAGAGCACAATTTGCTTTGAATGCCCTTCAGAGGGAATTTCAGAGGGAATTGTTGACAGCAATAAAGGAGTAATAAAATGATGTCAACAACCGGAACGTCAATTCAATCTTATTTAGAATGGATTAAGAAGGAGTTGGAGAAGAAGGATTTTGGTGAAGTATCCATCACATTCACAGTCATTCAGGGGCAGGTAAGTGATGTGAAGAAAACCAGTGTAGATAAAGATCATATCCAGATAAAACCCAAGGTGAAATAGGGGTTACTAAATAGTAAAATAGTAGTATACTTATATTAAATAGGCCTGGCTGGAAAACCAGAAGGGCAATTGCAGAAAAATCTTTGTGAGATGGGATTTGGAAGCGATTGCCCTTTTTTATTTGTACAGGTATAGGAGAAGAGATGGACAGAGCAAGGCAAAGAAGGTTAGCAGCACGAAAGCGACGCCAAGAATCCCTGGCTGCGGAATATGCTGAGCCGATAAAGATACAGGAGCCAGTAAAAAAGGCCACTGCATCGAAAACAAAACAAACATCACCGGGGGCTAAAAAGCTCACAGTGAAGGGAGAGAAAAAGAAATGACATTAGACGAAATTAGAGCGTGGTTGAAAGAGAATGAAGCAGCGGAAGAAGTGGTTGCCTTTATGAAAGAGTTGAATCCAGAAGTGCCCATCACTATAGAAGCAGTTGGTGAGTTTTTGGAAACAGAAGAGGGACGGCAATTGGTTCAACCTATGATTGATTCCAGAGTTACAGAAGCGATAAAAACGTACAAGACCGGACATTTTGATAAAGAAGTGCGTGCGGCTGTAGCTGGGGAAATATTAAAGATCAATCCTGCGGAAACACCGGAGCAAAAACAGATTAGGGAATTGCGTGAAGGGCAAGACAAAATGCAGAAGGATATTGAGTCAGAACGTCTAACTGGGCGTATCAAAGAATTGGCATTTAACTTGGGCATTCCTCCTCAGTTTGTTGATGGTATCCCCTTTCCCAGCACTGATGAATTTTCTTTATATGGTAAGCGGTTGAAAGAATACGTGGAAGAAGCGAAAACAACCGCTGTGAATGATATTCTTGCGAAGGGAGCATTCCAACCCGGAGCAGGAGATGGTGCGGGAAATGGTCAAATTAAAAAGGACATATCCAAACTATCATTTGAAGAAGCACTCCAGATGGAAGAAAACAATGAGCTGGATGCTGTGTTAAAACAATAACAATAGGAGAAAAATAATATGGGATTGGAAAACTTTAATCCTGCGATATGGAGCGCCAAGCTGTTTGTACGGCTGAGAAAATCATTGGTTTATGCTGCTCTGGTCAATCAAGACTATGAAGGGGAAATCAGTGAGTTTGGCGATTCTGTTAGGATAAATGAAATATCACCAATTACAATAAGTGATTATACAAAGTACGGGGCGTTGACATGGCAGGCATTAACCTCTGCTCAGAAGATATTGTTAATTGATCAGGCAAAGTCATTTAGCTTTGCGGTTGATGATATCGATGTAGCACAGCAAAAGCCGAAAGTGATGAACGGGGCTATGAGTGAAGCTGCTTATGCGATAAGCAATACTATTGACAGTTTTATTGCTGGTCTGTATGGAGATGCTGGAATCACCAATAGTACTTATTTAGGTACAGCAGCCTCTGGGGTGAGTACCTCTTCAGGGAATGTAATTGAACGGCTTTCATATGTCGCAAGGTATATGGATGAAGCAGACGTGCCCAGAGAGGGAAGATTTGCAGTTGTTCCGCCTTGGTTTCATCAGAAACTGGTGTTGGCTGAGGTCGGTGGAAGCTATTCCACCGACCTCAGCCAACACCAGTTTC